ATAAGTTCTTCAGCGAATATTCGTTCCGAAGGGCTGTGATTATAGGGAGTGACAAATGATGAATTCTCCTAAAGTTATCGAGTCATTAGTGGGCATGGCCGCGCCTATGTTAGGGTTGATAACCAGTATGCAAGAGCAGTTGGAGTATTGGTTACGAGTCGGATCTCTCGTTGTCGGATTAACAGTAGGGTTGGCGTCCTTATACAGGTTAATAAAGAAATGATAGGGTTAGCAATCGGACATAGCCGTAGAGGAGACAGTGGCGCGTGGACCGTTGGGGCCAATAGCGTTAGTGAACACCAGTTTAATTCTAGGTTAGTTCCCTTAATAACCCCCCTCCTGAATGTGCCTTATAAAGTTTATGACGACTACCAAGCGTCTAGTTATGTAGGTGCCATTAATTATGTATCCCGTCAGATGAAACAAGATGGAGTAGACGCTTGTATTGAGCTACACTTCAATGCTGCGGGTCCTACAGCGACAGGCCATGAATGGCTTCATTGGGAGACTAGCACGGGCGGCAAAAAACTAGCCTCAAAATTAAAGGAGGCCATGGAAAACGAATTCCCTGACTTGAGATCCCGAGGAACCAAACCTCGATCAAAAGGTCAGCGAGGCGCTCTCTTTCTCAGAAAGACCCCCGTATATGCTTGTATCGCGGAACCCTTTTTTGGGTCCTCAGTCAATGATGTCGATTTGATTACGGCTAATTTAGACAAGTTAGCCAAAGTGTATGCTGACGGGGTAAATAATTACTACTCCGATGAAGCTCCCTAAGTCCATAAGAGTCGCTGGGCAGACTGTTAAAATACAACAGAGAGATCTTAGCGACGATGATTGCTTCGGGGTATACTACCCAGAGCGGAAATTAATAGTTATTAGCACGGGTCTTTCTGACAAAAAGACACGGGAAACATTAAGGCATGAGTTGATGCACGCCTGTCTCGACATAAGCGGTCTATCCTCTTGCACTAACTTTGAAGAAGAAGCTATAGTTAGGTGTTTTGATACGCATTTTTTTAGTAGTTGGACTCGTCTAGAAAAGCGTCTAGGCAATGAATGAAACGAAAGGCATTACCCCCACAGTTCACGCGAGACAAGGGGTTGATCTTGTTCAAACCTTCGGGGCAAAATGTAAAAGACGCTTTTGAGCGTAGTGAGAATTTAGGAATCCTCCCTAACTCCTTTACTCGCGGCAGCGGAAGAATGACTGGCTTTTTAGGCGAGATAGCTTTTGAGCTTCTTTATCCTGACGCCCAATATGTTGGAGACACAAGCTATACGCATGACTATGTCCTTGGCAAAAAGAAGATAGACATAAAATCAAAGTCATGTGGGGGCAAACCACTTCCCCATTACACTGCTTCGGTCAACACTCCTAAAGGAAAAAAGCTACCCGCCAATGCTTACTTTTTTGTCCGTGTAAAGAAAGACCTAACCCGCGCTTGGCTGTTGGGCTGGGCTACCGCCAATAAAATACAGAAGCTCGCTGAGTATAAAAAACGAGGAGAGCCTGACGACTATGGGTTCACTTATAAAGTTAATGGCTATCATCTTCCTATAGCGTCTCTGCGGCCTCCAAACTCTCTGTAAACTTATCTGGGTCGATGTCAAATTCCTGAGACACATCTATTATCCAGACCTTCCCAGAACCCCGCCCGATTGATTTTATCGGCCTAATTTCGTCGTTAGCTTTACCTGCGTCTTCTAAATGAGACAGTCCGTTCCTAACAAACTCAAGTCTGTTGGACGCCCCCAACGACCTACCGTTGTTGTAAGCGTGGATAGCTACTTGAAACTCAGTTATAGTCCCCCTCCACTGTGTTAGCGTATCGTTCTGTTCTCGGCACGCCTTGGAAAAGAAGTCTACAAGTTCAGCGACTTGCGACCTGCTAGAGTTATCGTAGGCTGCGGATGCAATATTCCCGTCTATAAAACTTCTCACACCAAACCTATCGTCGTCCATAACTTCGGCAGGAGGCTTCCACTCTTCCAACCATTTACAATAGTGGGGTAGTTCCTTAGAAATAGTATCCTCCAACACCTTTTTTTCTGGGAAGTCAAAAGACTTCTGCGATACACGAAAAGCCATCAACTTATCTCTGTTGCTGGAATCCAATGTAGGGATAACACTCATACTGTTAGCGTCATCGTTAAGACTAACTATAATCCTTCCCGCCCATGGCAGTGATATAGCATCGGCATACTTAGCCATAAATTCTATTCGTGGGTTGGCTACCCCCTTCTTAATAAGTTCCGTAGCCTTCCGCTGGTCTTGGAAAGACGCAGCACTAACTGTGTCATCAATGACCCAACTAGCCGCCCTACCTAAGTCCTTGTTGAATTTAGTCCCTCCAGATAAATAATCACTAGCGTCAGCAAACCCCCCTACACTCTCTGCAATAATCTTATTGGACAGGAGTGTTTTACCCCTCTTGGCAGGGCCTACCAAAATACACGCTTGCCCCTGATCCAAAGTGTTATTTAACACTGCCAAGTAAAAGCGTTTGTGCCACGCAAAGAAAAAGTATTTTGTTCTTACAGATGTTGAGTCTACGAAAAACTGGTCGAAGAAATTATACAGAAAAGGCCACTTCTCAATGTCCCCGTCTTCTGCTGGTTCTACAGGAGATATATTAGAACTGTTAAGTATGCGTGTTCCGTTGTAGTCCACGACACGTTGGTCCCTCTGGAACACAACAGGAGCTATCTCGTTAATCCTGTTTTCGTTACTTATAACCAGAATGGCACTCTCAACTTCTGATAGGTTTTCCCCCTTCTTAGACCTCGCCTTAAATCCTCTTTGCCTTAGCTCCAACACTAATTGGTCCCTTGGTATCGGCTGGGCAGACCCGTGGAGTAGTTTAAAGAACTGCCGTCCGTTAAACCAATACTCATCCAAAAGATTCCCCATCTTTTGTTGTTCAAAATCTTTAACAAAAGCTGGTCCAAAAATATCACGCCACGTTTTCCATCCGTTATCCCTATCAGAATATACCACCATCCCGTCTTCAAACACTTGGCACCCCTCCCGATCAATGCCGTCATCTATCCAAAACAAAGGCCCTCTTGCCCCTACTTCAAATTCTCCTACCCAGCGGTTTGGGAACCGTTCCTCCAGTTCTTCGGCCACCCTTTCTATTGGTATGGAAGTGTCCACGGACTGAGGTGGGGACGATTTGGCGGCTTTAAATAAAGCAGTCTGGACAACAGCAGGTGGGACCTTACCACGCACACCTACCCAGTCTTCCCCCAACTCAAAGTATTGAGAGGGGTTTTCTGACTTTGTGTCATACCCCGCAAAGATTTTGTGGAAGCCAATAGACTTCTTCAACTCTGCCATAAAAGGTTTGTATAGTGAGTGGTCTATAGAAGCCACTTCCTCAAACTCAAACACCAACCGTATGTAGCCACTATTGGTTTTGGTCCTCCACGTAGGCATACATTTCCCGCACTTAGCCGCAATAATGTCGTCCACGTTCCCCCAATCTACTGGGGCGTCATAATCCGCAACAACACCGTATATTTTGGCTACCTTGTTTTCGCTATCAATTCGTCTTTTGGGGGTAAGCCCCGCTGCCATGCTGTAAAAACAATGGTCGGTTGTTTCTTTCGCGCACCACTCTCTGAATAAAGCCTTAGACGAGTGCGTAGGTTTGGGGGCAACTTTGATAGAAGACAGATCATCACTGTCCTCACATTTTGTTGCGCGTAAATTTTTAATGTATCGGTATTTCATTTTTCGTATCTTCTAAGAATCGATCCTTCGGCAGAGACAGGGATATCAGGTATCCATTCTGGGGGCGTTGACATGATCTTTATGATATCGGCAAGTGTTTCTTCTGCCTTATCAGCAGGTGCCTCCACAACTAATTCGTCGTGAACGTGCATTACTATTTTATGCCCCGCCAATGCGACTCTCACCATCATGTCTGAAAATATGTCCCGAGCTAAACCTTGCGAAGCGTTCTCCGCTACAAGGCCCCCCCACAATTTAACGGCTACCTTTTTCCCATGGCGCGGGATAAACGCGAGGTAGTGATTCCTCCTGTTCTCCGTCATACGTTTAAGAGGGCCGTAATCCAAATCTCTCCCGCTTGGCAACGACACAATAAAAGAGGTCCCCCCGCCCCTTTGTTTGCTTGCTTCGTAACAACTCTCTATGTCCCCCGTGTAGCTATACCATAATTTCTTAACCCGTTGCATACTGTTCCTATAACGAAGAACCATCTTCTCTGCCTCTGATTCTGGTATCCCCGACATACTAGCAAACCTTGCGGCCCCCGCTCCGTAACCACACCCAAGGACCATAGTCTTCACACTGTGTCTTCTCTTAGGGTCTTCCTTTTTCAAGGACCCCCTTCCCTCGTCCCACATACGAAAACGCACCGCAAACGCCTCGTATATATCTGCTGACTCTGCAATCTCATCCAACATTTTTCTGTCCCCCGCTAACCAACACAAAGTTCTAACCTCTATCTGAGAAAGGTCCACTACAACCAACCTCTTATCTTCTGTCGGCGAGATCAGATGCCTTAGATTCACCCCAAACATTTCTTCGCGGGGTAAATTCTGTAAGTTCAGGTTACCCCCCGAACCTGAGAAACGCCCAGTATGCGCCCCAAAATACATTGTCCCTCCGTAATACCTGTCGTCGGGCATGGTAGCATAATCAAAACTCTCCAGCTTCTTTTTAAGAGAGTTGATCCTCCTCCAGTTTCGGACTGCGTCTATCCAAGTATGCTCTGACTTGTGGTATTCAATCCATTCTTGTGACTCAGAATCATCTGCCGCTAAACTAGCAGGAGGCTCAATACCTACTAAGCGACATTGCTCATCGAACGCAGCCCGACTAAGAAGCGGCTTCTCCCCAAGCCAAGGGATGTTTTCTTCTGCTTCAAACAATCTTTGCTTGATTATCTCAAGCTGAGACTTCAGTAGCTTACTGTCTATAGGGATACCCCCTTGAGCTATTTTTCTGTTAAGCGCACTAATCTCCCTTTCTTCTTGCGGCCATTTGTCTTGATAAGTTTCCCACAGCTTTAAACAAAGCTCACTGTCTTTTAGTGCGTAGTCCGTCACTTCCTTCTTAAACTCTTCAGACATCTTACCCCACTTCTTACCTGACATATTATCGCGGGTAGACTTGTCCACAGTAAGATCAAAGGCTTCAGCAGTAGCGCCTTTAAGAGAACGAGGCAACTTACAGTAAGCTGCCATATCAGCCGTGCAATACCATTGCGTTGGTTTGCATCCCCCCCACCATCCTTCCTTAACTCCGTATAAAAATAAGGTTTCATCAAAACTAGCGTTATGGCTTAGGACAATTTGCCCGTTCAGTAGGCCCCAGTTAAAATCCTTCGGATGCCCCACAAACGTATTACCATCTGTCCCCACAA